ATCCTTTTGCAGCTCAAAGAACTTGGTTTACAGCCGATAAACTTGATACATATGAAGCAGGCACAGTCGGTGGTTATTTTGATAATACGACTTCCTTTGATGGTATTAGTATTAACAATACAGGAGCAACAAACATTGCTGGAAACATCCGCATCTATGGATACAAGAACTAGGGGATAAGATGACAAAGATTTATGCAATAGATGCTGCAACTGGTGAAGAAGCATTGCGCGACATGACGGAAGCGGAGCAAGCGCATTTCGACAACATGGAAGCAGAGTTTAAAGATAAGAAGTCGGCAGCAGATAAAGCAGCAGCAGATAAAGCAGCCCTTCTAACCAAACTTGGCATTACAGCTGATGAAGCAGCACTGTTACTTGGATGAAGCCTCAATTAAGTAAAGCTGCAATCCAACTCAGAGAGCAGTTTGATGACTCATTCCCAGATCGTGACCGCACATCGGATGGCTGGATCGGTGATACCCGACACGCTGCTCGCAAGTCTGATCATAATCCAGATGAGCAGGGCTGGGTACGTGCCCTCGATATCGACCGTGACCTACATAAAGGATCGAAGCCAGACATCATGGGCGATCTTGCAGATCAGCTTCGACTCTTATCAAAGTCAAAAAAAGACAAGCGTATTACTTACATCATCTTCGATGGACTTATCTGTTCCCAAATCCTTAATTGGAAGTGGCGCACATACACAGGGGCTAACAAACACACTAAGCACATGCATGTCAGCTTTACGAAAAAGGCTGATAATGATGGGGCTTTTTTTCAGATACCTATGTTAGGAGCAAGTAATGAATAGCCTCTCAATGATCATCGCAGGTATTGCAGGAGTAATTGCTATCCCTGTGTTACGCCAAGCGATTAAGTCTTACCGCGCCAAGAAGTCTGTAGCAGACATCGTGGTTGATTCCCTAGAAGCTGCGATAGATCAGGTAGAGAAGAAGTGACACAAACCGACTTCTTTACTCTTTACCTTGCCACACTAGCTACGTTAGGTGGTTTATCCGGCTTTGTCATAACACACCTGTTGTCTGAAATTAAAAGACTTAATGGGCGTGTTGATGAGATCTATAACCTACTCCTAGACCGATAATTTAGCCATGGCAAGAAAAGCGACAAAGGCACTAGAGGAGCAGGGTTACTCTAAGTTAGATGCTTATTGCATTGGGCTTTATGAATACTTTTGCAGCCTTAAAAGAGCAGGCTTTAAGGAAGATATAGCCATGTTCATGATCACTGAGCCTCAGTCGTACCCTGGTTGGATCTTGCCAGACCCAGTCGATCCAGAGAAGTTCGGCGATTATGAAGATGAGGACGATGATTAAAAAACGCTATCTGGTTATCTCGGATCTACAGATCCCCTATCACCACGAGCAAGCCGTTAAGAATCTAATCAAGCTAGTTCATCGAGAGAAGTTTGACCTTGTATTAAATACCGGTGATGAACTGGACATGCAGTCACAGAGCAAGTGGGCACAGGGCACTAAATTGGAGTGGGAGGGAACGCTAGATGCTGACAGAAACCTTGCTCAGAATATTCTCTATGACCTCGGCACAACAGATGTCACTCGCAGCAATCACACAGACAGGCTCTACCATACGTTATTACGAGCACCTAGCCTCATTGGGTTGCCAGAGCTTGAATACGCCAAGTTTATGGACTTCTCCGGACTCGGCATCCGATTCCATAAAAAGCCCTTTGAGTTTCACAAAGGCTGGGTCTTAGTCCATGGTGATGAAGGATCTATGAACAACAACGCTGGACTTACTGCCCTTGGTCTAGCACGTAAGTTTGGCAAGTCTGTAGTCTGCGGACACACTCACAGAGCAGGCATCAGTGCCTTCACAGAGGGCATAGGAGCCTCATACAGGACTTTGTGGGGCTTAGAGGCAGGAAATGTCATGGACAAGAAGAAAGCCTCTTATCTCAAGGCTGGCAGTGCTAATTGGCAGATGTCTGTAGCAGTCATAGAAACGCATGGAGATCGCGTTAGCCCTATGTTAGTGCCTATTAACAAGGACGGATCGTTCACCCTTTACGGAAAGTTATACGCTTAATTCCGTTATCAAATCGTTATGCAAATATGCACGATTATGTCGTGTCGGTGTGTCACACTAATATCGTAAGTCAGTCAAGGGCACTGGCTACAGATAGGTACACAAATGCAATTACCGATGATCTTAATCTTATTAGCTGCTAACGTGCTTTGGTACGTAGTCGGCTGGTCACAAGGCTTCAACGAGGGCAAGCGCGAGGGTCTAGCCCTTGCTAAGAAGTATCAGCGAGCAGCAGCAAATGCTAGCTAATGAAATCCTACTCACAGCAACAGACACGATACGCGATCGTGGGCTGTCATATGGTCACCCTGCGGATAACTTGCAGCACACCGCAATGCTCCTCAGTGCATACCTCCAGACACCAATACACGACTATCAGGTGGCAGGGATCATGGTCTTGGTTAAACTTGCAAGGACTAATCAAACAGCCCAGCACATTGACAACTGGATCGACATGGCATCCTATGCCGCACTCGCAGGACAATTAGCAACAGAGGAGAATGAACTATATGTTTAATTTAGCCGATTATGAGCCAGTGGAGGTACGACTTGAAAAGTTTATTAAGGACTATCCAGCGTTTCGGATATCAACAGAGCTGGAGGTTGTCGAGGCTACTCGATACATTGTTAAAGCGTATTTGTATAAAGATGCTTCTGATAGCCTCGCATGGGCAACAGGGTACGCTGAGGAAACAGTTACTTCTAGAGGGGTCAATCAGACTTCAGCATTGGAGAATTGTGAGACTTCGGCAATCGGCAGAGCACTTGCAAATGCTGGTTATGCTCCTAAAGGAAAGAGACCAAGCAGGGAAGAAATGGGCAAAGTGGTAGCCAAAAAGGCTGAAAAGCCAGCGGTACAAGATGTTGTACCAGAGCAGGACTATTGGACTACTCCTGTCAATGAATATATGAAGGTAGTAGATGCTCCAGTAACTCTTGAAAAGGCTATGGAAAACGTAGCTGCGATCATAGGTACAGGAGAAGCACAGGAAGGACCATCTTGCAAGCATGGACACATGGCGTGGCGAGAAGGCACTAAGAATAACAAGGCTTGGGGTGGATACTTCTGCCCTGTAGTCAATAATCAAGGGGGCGAGCCTAAGTGCCCTACACAGTGGTACACACTAAGTAGCGAGGGTAAGTTTGTCCCTCAGAAATCGTGGGCATAATGGGTAACTTAGAGTTTTATAACGAGACAACAGGGGAATGGACTAACTTGGAGGACGTGCCTATGTTTGACACGATCAACTGTCAATTATGCAATGAGCCAACAGAAGCTCATGACATCGTTGCAGAGATTAAGTTCAAGGATGATCAGCCTATTGTCGGCACATGGCAGTGCAGAAAGTGCAAAGCCGTCAATGGATAGAATAGAGTTGCTAAAGCAGATGCCGATAAATCTAGAGTTAGATGACACAGATACAGTGCCGTGTTCACGATGCGAGGAAAGAACACCTGAAGCAGAGGTGCAATCTGTTGGATCATGGTGGCTATGTGGAATCTGTTATGACGATATTTAATGGCTAAGGTCTATGATTGTCCTGAGTGTGGATGGGTGACAGCGTGTTACCCAAATTGCCCACTAGTACAAGAAGGAGACTGTCCTTGTTATTACGGTGGATCATGTCCTACTGATGGGAAACACATTGGCTAGTCAAGCAAGGAAGCACAGAGGTTTCCGCACAGAGCGCGTAGTAGCTGAGTACCTATCGACTTGGTGGTCTGGCGCATGTGTGGGACGGGGTAGTGGCAAGGATATTGTGAATGTGCCGTTTGATGTTGAAGTAAAAGCCAGGGCAGGCTTTCAACCTCTTGCGTATCTGAAGCAGTTAAAGGCTCGGACATCTTCTTCTGGGGAATTGGGTTTCGGAGTCATTAGGCTAAACGGACAAGGAGAAGATGCAAGTGAGTATGCCTGCATTATCCGACTAGCTGATCTATTGCCACTACTCCAACTTAAATACGGTCACATTATTAGCGAACCCACAGAAGCAGACATTGACCGCTGCACAGGCTGTGGGTCTTACATGATACAGAGGTGCTTAACTTGCCAGCCTACGACTACAAATGCACACGATGCAATCTCAGTCAAGAAATCTTTCATGGATGGCACGATAGACCTATGATCCCATGCACTTACTGTAATGAGCCGAT